TTTCGCGTCAGTTTCTTCGGCGGCGGCACGGATTATCCGGCATGGTACGAAAAGCACGGCGGTGCGGTGCTGACATCGACGCTCGACAAATACTGCTACATTTCGGCCCGCAAGATACCGCCGTTCCTCGGCTCGAAGTACCGGGTGGTCTGGTCGAAGATCGAGATGGTCGATCGGCTTGAGGATATCGAACACCGCGGAGTCAGAGGGTGCCTTCAGGCCCTCGGCATCGAAGAGGGGATCGAGGTCCACCACGCCGCCGACATGCCTGCCAGGGCGGGGCTGGGCTCGTCGTCGGCCTTCACGGTCGGGATGCTCCACGCCCTTCACGCGATGCGTGGAGTATATGCCGGCCAGAGCCAGCTTGCGCGTGAAGCGATCCGGGTCGAGCAGGATATCCTTCACGAGACGGTTGGCGTGCAGGATCAGATCGAGTGCGCATACGGAGGGTTTAACCATATCGAGATCGCCCGCAACGGCAGCCATGCCGTTCATCGCCTACGCATTTCTCCCGGTATCCAGGACGATTTGGCCGGCCGGTTGATGCTGTTCTTCACCGGCCTGCAACGCTACGCATCGGAGATCGCCGAGGCACAAGTTTCGAACGCCGATCGTCGTGAGAAGGAGCTTGCGATGATTTTCGGCCTCGTTACGGATGCGATTGGTGCCGTGGTTACGGGCCGGCTGGACGACTTTGGTGCGCTGCTACACGAGACATGGAAGCTGAAGCGCCGATTGTCGGACAAGGTGACAAACCAGGAAATCGACGTTCTCTACGACCAGGCGCGGCGCTGCGGTGCGATCGGGGGCAAGCTGCTCGGGGCGGGAGGCGGCGGCTTTCTCCTGCTCTACGCGCGGCCAAGGGTTCAAGATCGCATTCGGGCAGCTCTTGCCAATCTTCTCGAAGTACCCTTTCGGTTCGGCCACGAGGGCAGTCGCGTGATGGTGTGCGAGCCATGACCAAGGACGAGCTGATCGCCTTCGAGGAAGAGATTGCCGAGCTGTTTAACGCGGGATTGATCCCCCACCCGGTTCATCTGTCGAACGACAACGAAACCGCGCTGATTGACATCTTCAAGGACATCCGCAGATACGATTGGGTCTGTGGCTCATGGCGAATGCACTACCAATGCCTACTGCACGGCGTTCCATCTAAAACGCTGAAGGCTGCCATCATGCACGGGGATTCCATGAGTTTGTGCTTCCCCGAGCATCGAATTGTTTCCTCGGCCATCGTGGGAGGCATCCTGCCGATAGCGACGGGTATCGCACTTGGCATCGCGCGACGAGGCGAGGAAGATCGCGTTCACTGCTTCGCTGGCGATATGACGGCACAAGGCGGGATGTTTCACGAATGCTCACGCTATGCGGCTAATCATCAGCTGCCTATTCGGTGGATCATTGAGGACAACGGCAAATCTGTCTGTACCCCGACAATCGAGGCATGGGGGGCGTCCGGGGAGGCGGAGATCGTTCGTTACGATTATTGCTCCAAGTGGCCACATTCGGGCGCAGGCATCAGGGTACAGTTTTGAACACCTACGCAGAAGCGCTGAAAGAGGCGATGGAGATGCTCGCGTGCGACGAGCGCACGATATTTCTCGGCCAGGCAGTCGCGTGGCCGGGAACGGCGATGTCGGAGACGCTGGCGGATGTTCCGGGTCACAAGAAGATCGAGATGCCGGTGGCCGAGGAGATGCAGATGGGCATGTCAATCGGCCTCGCGCTCGACGGCATGATCCCAGTCTCGATCTTCCCGCGCTGGAACTTCCTGCTGCTGGCCACGAACCAACTCGTCAATCACCTCGACAAGATGTGGAAGCACGTCATTGTTCGCGTCGGCGTTGGCTCAGAGGCCCCACTTTACCCTGGCGTGCAGCACGTTGGCGACTATACGATTGGCTTCCGTTCTCTTCTCCCGGCGACCTTAATATGGCAGCTTAATAGGGCGGATGGGATCGTGCCAGCATACAAGAAGGCGCTGATTTACCCTGGCCCGATTATTCTGGTCGAGAACATGGACAACTACAATGCCTGACCTGCACGCCCTCTTCGTCACCACCGCGACGACCGAGCCCATTGAGAACGTCGATGCTTGGGAGCATACGATGGGGCCAGCATCGCACATCGTCTTCGATATTAACGGCCCCAAGCGGGACGACTTCATTCGCGCCAGAGCCAGGCAACAGAAGCCCGATGTGATCTTCTATACCGGAGGCGTGGCTGGTGACGGCCTCCCGAGCGAGGAGACGTTCCGGAAACTGCGCAAGATCGCGCCGTCGGTCATTCTACAAGGAGACATGGCCGATCCGCCGTGGCACCCGATCCTGAAAGCCTATCGCCAAAACGAATGCTTCGATCTTTACGTGGGCATGGACGGCGTCGCCGACGCGCCTATCGATCACGTCACCCTGACGCCCCTAGACCTCGCGAAATTTGCTCTACCTCCACGCGAAAGGAAGTTCAAATGTGGCTTCGCGGGAAACATGGTCAACAAGGATCGCTACGAGTTGCTGTTGCGCAAGTACGGCACCAAAGACCTGCGCAGCGCCTTGCTGCACGACCTTGGCGATTTCGTGCAGCTGAGAGAGCGTGAGACGGCGGGGGACTACCAAAATTACGTGAGGTTCCTGCGGCGATGCCGTCTGGTCATCAACACGTCGTTGGCTGGCTCGGGGCTTGTTCACCACGTCAAGGGCAGGGTGCTTGAAACTGCCTTCGCCGGGGCGGGGCTCCTGGAGATGCGGGGTGCCCCGACCGAGAGATGGTTCCCCTCGGGGACGTTCTTCACTTACGGCGACGCCAATGAAGCGAGGGAAATCATCTTTGGCACGTCGCATCGAGAAATCGACGAGCGTGCCGCCGCTTTCGCCGCGCATGCGCGAGAGCACTACACGCCGGAGAAAATCTACGGCGGCATCCTGGAAAGACTGGGCCTCGCATGACCCGCGCACTCTTCATCACGACAGATACGAACGAGGTCGAGAACCACATCGCGGCCTGGAACGCCGTGAGTGGGGTCCCTGCCACCGTCGAGGTGTTCAGCTACACCAGCATCCGCAACGATTGGAAATTCAAGATTGCAGCAGAGGCGGCAAATCCGGATGTGATTTTCTATATTGGCGCGTGCAGTGGACGCGGCCTGCCGCAGTTGCCCACGCTGCGCTCTCTTCGTGACATCGCTCCGGTTGTCAATCTCGTTTCCGACGCAGCTGACAAGCCGTGGCCTCGGGTGCTCGCCGCCTACAGGAAAGCCGAATGCTTCGATCTTTACGTGTCGATCGACGGTGCCGAGCAGCCGGAGATCGATCTGGCGACCCTGACCCCCGTTGACCCGGCGCCGTTCAAGATGCTGACCGCTGCCTCGCGCGATATACATTGCGGCTTTTCGGGTGAGATTGGTGGGCGGCGTTCCGAGATACTCGTGCCGCTTTCCGCCTCGGGCATGCTCACCGTGCGCCTGCGAGCGCGCTGGGGTGGTTATGAGGACCATGTCCGGTTTCTGTGCCGTTGCCGTGCTACCATCAACATTTCGATTACAGGTTCGGGGCAATCGCACCACGTCAAGGGGCGGGTGGTGGAGGCCGGCTGGGCAGGCTGCGCGCTCTTCGAGGATACGGAATCTCCGGCCGGAGATTGGCTTCCCGAGGATTGCCTGGTTCGTTACGGCGACGCCGACGATGTGGCGAGGCTTCTCAGGGTTCTGACAGAGCAGGGAATCGCGGGTTACGCCGAACGTCTGGCAGAGCGCGTGCGGACACTCTATCACCCAGCGCGCATCTATGGGGCAATTCTGGATAGGATCGATGTGGATCATACCCTCGCGGTCGAGGCCGCATAACGTTGCGCGGCTGGCCGAGGCTTGCCGCTCGACTGGCACGACCACACCTGGCCTGGTGCTGGTCGATAACGACGACCCGCTTCATGACGCCTATCTGGCGATCGATCTTCCGCCCGGTTGGTGCGTGATCACTGGCGTGCGGGCCGGGCTGGCTGAACTCTACAACCACGTCTTTCGCGTCTTTTCGGACCTTGAGTGGTACGGAATTTTCGCCGACGACGTTGTTCCCGAAAGCCCCGCCTGGGACACGGTGCTCATCGAGGCGGCTGGGCTCGATGGTCTGGCATACGGCGATGACGGAATGAACGGCGAGGCGCACGCAACGCACTTCGCAGTCGGCGGCGATCTCGTGCGCGAAGTTGGGTGGCTCGCCTTCCCCGGGTTGCACCGCCTGTATATCGACACGATCTGGACCGAGCTGGCGCGCGCCAGGGGCGTGCTTCGATATCAGCCGGAGATCAAGATTATCCACCATCACCCCTGGAACCGTATGGCGCTGATGGACGCCACCTACCGAAAGCTGAGTGCGAAGGTCGATCGGATTCTTTATGACGCATGGAAGACAGGTAACAACGAGAAGGAGAAGAGATCGTGAGTATCAGGGCCAAGCCGGGCGAGATCGAATTCGCGGAGCGGCTGAAGTTCGGCAGCGCGCTGTCGTACACCGTGTCAGAGCACCCGCCGGAGCTGATCGAGGAGGACAACTATTTCCTCCCGGTCCAGAACTACCTCGCGCCGGGCGACGAGATTCGCGTCACCTCCAGACGCGATGACGCCACCTGGGACAAAGCGCTTTTCGAGGTCGTCGAGTCGTCTCCGAAGCGCGTCATCGTCGAGCGGATCACTGACTGGCGGCACGGCGGGGTGCGGATCATCCGGGGCCTCAAGGCGGTCCATGCCGGCCACGGCACATGGAAGGTACTCGACGATGATGGCCGCGAGGTGGCGAAGAGCCTTACCAAGGACGAGGCCACAAAGTTCGTGGGCCAGCCTAGCGGGCTGGCCGCTTGATCACGCATCATGGCCTCCGAGACCTCGATCTGTAACAATGCGCTCCGGAAGCTCGGCGCGGGGCGCATCACGTCGCTCGACGAGAACTCGAAGAACGCGCGCGTCTGCAAGGAGATATACGTTGGGCAGCGTGATGCCGAGCTGCGCACGCACGTCTGGAACTTTGCGAAGAAGAAAGAGAAGCTGACGCAAGGCACGACTCCGGTCTCGGGCTTCGATTACGCCCATGAGCTGCCCGATGATTGGCTTCGCACGGTCGGTGTCCATGGTGATGACGCTGAGCACAGCAAGCCGCGGTATGAGACCATCGTCAAGACGATTGAGAGTAATCACGAAGAGTTGTGGATAACCTTCGTGCGCCAAGTGACAGACACGAATACCATGGATGTGCTGTTCCGGAGGGCACTTGCCTATCGGATCGCAATGACGGTCGCTAGTGCACTGGAAGGTACGGTGATGTCGCCGAAGGAACTCAGGAAAGGCTATCGTATTGTGATCCGAACGGCGCGGTCTGTTGACGCGATCGAGGACTATCCCGAGCAGATGCCCGTCAGCGACTGGGAAGCGGCGCGAGGCTGAGATGCCGACACAAGTCGTTGGTCTTGCAACTGAGACCGATATCGCATTTGGTGTGACGGCAGTCAAGACGCTGACTGTTGGACTGGCGACCGAAACCGATACCGCCTTTGGCGTGACGGCCGTGCGCACGTACAGCCTCGGGTTGGTGACCGAGACTGATACTGCGCTTGCGGTTACGAGCAGCAAGACTGATATCGTGATTCTGCTGCCGTGCGAAACGGCAGGGATTGATATTATGAACTCTGCACTGACCAAGCTGGGCGTGCGGCCGATCGCTTCACCGAGCCAGGATACGTTTAACGCGCATGTATGCTTGGATGTATACGTCGATCTTCTCGACGAGGAGTTGCGAACGCATGTGTGGAATTTCGCCAAGAAGAAACGGCGCTTGGCTCAATCTGGAATAGCGCCAGTGTCAGGTTTTGATTTTGCCTATCCATTGCCTTTTGACTGGCTACGAACGGTAGGTGTCCACGGGAATGATGCGGAGACGAGCCGGCCGCCATATGAGACCGTTGGGCGAACGATCCAAACCGACGCCGATGAAGTATATCTCACCTACATTCGTCGTGAGTGTGACGCGAGCAAGATGGATGCCCTGTTTCGCGAGGTGTTGGCCAACCTCATAGCTTTCGAAATCGCTGGCTCTATCGTCGGCGTCGTATCGGCGCGCGAGCGCTTCGAGGAGGCATATCGGAGCGGGGTGCGAGAGGCCCGTTCAGTTGATGCAATCGAGGATTATCCCGAGCAGATGCCAGAAAGCTCGTGGCTCACGGTGCGGAGGCGATAGGCTATGGCGCACGAAGAGTCGATCACCGTTTTTTCAGGACGCCGTAATGCCTGGATAAATCTTTCGACTCGTTTCCAGGGTAAAACGATCAGTCCAGATGAAGCGTTGAACCTACACGAAGCCGGCAAAGTCCAGCCTCTTGGGGCCGTAATCTTCGGGACTATGGACGAGGCTATCAACGACGCAATTAGACGGTCTCGTGAGTTCGGCAGGGTGCGCGGAGACCAACTCCGATGACCCGGCTCAATCCTCCACTCGAAGCCTTTAACTCGGGCGAGCTGAGCCCGCGTCTTGCCGCGCGGCTGACGTTCGACCGCTACCCATTCGGGTGCGCGCTGCTCGAGAATTTGCTGCCGCTGATCGAGGGTGGGGCGATGCGGGCGCCAGGCTCGCGTTACGTCGCTGCGGCGAAGGACGAGACCGCGTTGCCCCGGATGATCGGATTCGTGTTCTCGACCGTCCAGGCGTACATGCTCGAATTCGGACCAAGCTCGGTGCGCTTCTTCCGCCACCAAGCGCCGATCACGGTGGCGGCCACCAACGCCGCGATCACCAATGGCACCTTCGCGAGCAACATCACCGGCTGGGACGATCGCTCGACCGGGGGCGCGTCGATCAGCCACGACTCGACCAACGAGATGCTCCAGCTCGTCGGCGCGTCGGGCCAGACCGCGTGGGCCGAGCAAGACGTGGCGGTGAGCTCGGCGAACAAGGACACCGAGCACGTTCTCAAGTTCCGCGTCGTCGGCGTCGCCGGCGATACCATCCAGCTGCGCGTCGGCACGACCTCGACCGGCAACGAGGTGGTGGACGATGTTGAGTTCGGCGTCGGCTATCACTGCCATGCTTTCACGCCGACCGCGACGACCTTCTACGTCCAGTTCCGCAACACCCGTGCCAAGACGGTCAAAATCGACGACGTGAGCCTGATCGACGACGCGCCGGTCGAGATTGACTCGCCGTATGCGGCGGCCGATCTGCGCAAGATCAGGTACGCACAGTCTGCCGACGTGCTGTTCCTTGTCGCCGATGGCTACGCCTTTCGCAAGCTGTCGCGGCGAGGACACCCCTCGTGGAGCCTGACCGAGATCGATAATCTCGATGGTCCATACCTCGACACCAATACGACGGCGACGACTCTGGACCCGTCGGCAACCACCGGGCTCGGGATCACAATCACCGCCTCAGCGGCGGCCGGAATCAACGGCGGTGCCGGCTTCCTGACCACCGATGTCGGGCGGCTGGTGCGGATCGAGTACGACTCGGCGTGGGGGTACGCGCGGATCACCGCGCGAGCCTCGACGACCTCAATCACAGTCGATGTGAAGCGCGATTTTACCGGCGGGCACGCTCCTAAGGTGACGTGGCGGCTGGGCGCGTGGTCGGACACGACTGGGCATCCGAAGGCGATCGGTTTCTTCGAGCAGCGGGCGATCCTCGCGGCGACGACCGATCAACCGAAGACCTTCTGGGGATCGCAGTCGTTGGCCGACTACGAGAACTTCCAGCCCGACGATGGCTCTGGCACGGTCGAGGACGATGACGCCTTCGGCTTCACGCTCGGCTCAGGCGGAGTAGACGCGATCGAGTGGGTGGTCGGCGCCCGACGGCTGATGATCGGCACGAGCAGCGGTGAATGGCTGATCACCTCCGATGGACCGATCTTGAAACCATCGGACATCGAGGTAGTCATTCACACCACCCACGGATCGAGTGACGTGGCGCCGATTCACGTCGGCCATGTGGTCCTGTACCTCCAGAAGGCCAAGCGCCGCATCCGCGAGCTGGTATTCGATTTCGATGTCGATGGGCTGCGCGCGCCCGACATGACTGCGCTTTCGACGCACATACTCAAGGGCGGCGTGCTCGAAATGGCGTACCAGCAGGAGCCTGGCTCGGTCGTCTGGTGCGTGCGCAACGACGGCCAGCTCGCGGCGATGACCTATGAGCGCTCCGACCCGCAAAAGAACGTGGTTGGATGGTCGCGGCGCATCCTTGGTGGCAGCTTCGAGAGTGGCCACGCGATAGTCGAGAGCGTGGCGACGATCCCCGGAGCGAACGGCACCGGCCAGACGAAAGATTCGACCGACCGCAACGAGGTCTGGATTTCCGTCAAGCGGACGATCAACGGCTCGACGCGGCGCTACATCGAGTTCTTCGAGGGCGACTTCGAGGGGCCGCGGCGCGAGGACTACGACAGCAGGGCAGCGTGGCAGCGAGCGATGATTGAGGCTCAGAAAGACGCCTACTACGCCGATTCGCTGCTGACGTACAGCGGGGCGCTGACGACGACGATCACGGGGGCAACGCATCTCGTGGGCGAAGAGGTAGCGATCTTGGCGAATGGAGCCGTGCATCCGAAAAAGACCGTCAATGGGTCGGGGGAGGTCACGCTCGATTGGCAAGCGTCGCCGGTCCACCTTGGTCTGCCCCTCAAGCACAAATACAAGTCACTTCGCCCGGTGCAGACTGGCAAGATGGGTTCGCCGGTTGGCCAGACCCAACGCATCCTCGGGGTCGGCTACGTGCTGCTCGATGCGGGCGTGCTCAGGATCGGTCCCGACGCCGACAACCTTGAGCTTGAGCCGTTCCGTCACGCGGCCTATGCGATGGATACCGCCGTGCCGCTGTTCACCGGCGAGGGGTACGCGCAGTTCGACGGCGACTACGAGCTCGACCCGCGGATCGTGATCGAGGACGACGCGCCCGAGCCGTTCACGTTGCTCGCGCTGGCGCCGCGGGTGGAGCTGAACGAGAAGTGATCACGCTCAGGCCCTCGCTCGCCAGTGATTTCTCCGCGATTCAGCTTGGTCACTTCGATAGGCTGGCGGTCGGTGGCAACCTCGCTGCGGCAGGCAATGCCTGGGAGGGCCGCGCCGTGTCGGCGGTCGAGGACGGGCGCGTGCTCGGGATCGCCGGGCTGCTCATCAATGGCGACGAGGGCACAGTGACGATGGCACTATCGGATGAGTTGCGTGCACGGCCTTGCGCGCTCCACCGCCTGGTAAAGCGGAAGCTGCGCGAGACGATGGACAAGAACAGCCTGAGACACCTGCACGCGATGGTGCATCGTGAGTTTGATGCGGCGCAACGCTGGCTTGAACGCCTCGGCTTCAGATATAGTGGAGCCGAGAACGAGGATTGGTGGAGGTATACCTATGAGCGGAGTTGAGCTTATAGCCATCGCTGGCCTTGCTCTTCAAACTATCGGCACGATCAGCTCGTCGAGGTCCGCGCGGCAGCAAGCCAATGCTCAGGCTGCGGCCCTGGAGCAGCAGGCTGCCCGTGAGCGCGCGGTGGCCGGCCAGGAGGCGGAGGAGTTCCGTCGTCGTGCGAGGCGCACAGCGGGCACACAGCGGGCTCTGGTGGGCGGTGCGGGCGTCTCGGCCGAGGGGACCCCGCTGCTGCTGTTTGAGGACTTCGCCGCGGAAAGCGAGTTCCAGGCCCAGCGACTGCTCACCGGGGGCCTCACCGAGGCTGCGACGTTGGAGACCGAGGCAGGGCTGACACGAGCCGCCGGCAAGGCTGCGGCGAAGTCGGCGCTCATCGGCGGCGTCGGCACGACGCTGCTGAGCGGCGCGGGTATGGCCGGCGACTTCTTCGGCAACCCGTCGAGCAGTCTCAGCCGGCCGAAGACGACAGGCTCAAAAGTCATGAGACGGAGGGTTTGACATGCCGATAATTCCGACCTCAGCGGACGTGCCTGTGGTGTCAGGGGCTAGGCTCGCCGGGCGCGTAACGCGGGTGCCAGAAATCCGTGCTCCGGCCTCAGGCTTGGTGCAAGTCGGCGAGCAGGCGATCGTGCTGTCGCAAAGGCTTCAAGATGCCAAGCAGCGCCTCGATACTCGTCGCGATACTGCCGAAAGAATGCGTGATTTCGGTGCGGTCAAGCAGTTCGCCAATGACGAATTTCGGCGGGTTGTGGACGAAGAGGACGTTTTCCTGGAAGAAACAGGGCAGGCGTTCATCTCCAAGGTTGACGCTCAAATCCAAAGCGTTGTCGCAGCACACCGCGGGTCGGCCGAAAGTCGTCTCCAACTGGAAGCCAAGCTCCTGGAGCTGCGCATTGGACTCGTGGACGACATGGCCGTCGAGTCCAATGCGGCGTTGCTCCAGAGCATAGAGGAGGGTGTTGGCGAGGGGCAGGCGGACATCATCAGCAGGATGAATAAGGGAGAGTTGACCCTCACCCAGGCCCTCGCTACCAGTGACGCATTGATAGTTGATGCGGCCCCCGGTCTCGCCCGCGGACGAGAGCGCGAGTTGGCGTTTGCCGGCCGCCAACAGTTTACGAGAGCCCATTTGGACGGATTACTCGCGGGCGGCGCATTTCGCGATGTTGAGGAGTTTCTCCAAAACACCAGAGGGCTTGATGAACTGCTGACTGCCAAGGACATTGCTGAATACAACACGCGCGCCATTAAAATGGCGAAAGCGGTGGCAGACAAAGCGGCCGGCGGTGATGTTGGCACGGCGACCAAGCGCATGGTGGACACCGCACAGGTATTGACCGAGGCTGGGGTCCCGCGGGGTGCCGTTGCGGATGTTCTTGGGACCATGACGGACGGCTCACCTCAGTCGGAGTCAGCTGCCGCAGCGGTCATTGCCTCGCTGCCCGAGTCTCCCGAAGCCGGCGGACGGGCGAGGGGCAGAGTCGATGTCGCCGAAAAGGAGGCCACTGTTGGCAGGCTGGTGGCAGCGGGCGTAGACCCGGAAATTGCCGCGCTTGCGGTCCATGGCAACGTGAGCCTTGATGTGACCACGCAAAAGCCTGGAGAGCTTTCTGCGAAGGAATTGGCGGATACGCGAAACCAAGTTCGCGCATTGCGGGGTGTCGTGACGGCGATCGATGACGTGCTGCCGCTTATTGATGAGGACACTGTTGGGATATGGGGGCAGATCAGCGAGGAAGTCGGCGGCCGGCTCCAGCAATTCGCGATTACTCGCACGATCGTTGACAGCATTGGCGGCGTGCTGGGCCTGGACGGGCCAACCGTTAGGAAGGCACTTGAAGCACGAAACGCTTTCCGTGCTGCAATTGCGCAATTGGCGCCCTTCGTGAAGGGGCGGGACCAGCGGCTGACAAACCAGGACCGCGAATTCATAATGCGTGCTTCCGGGCTGTTGGAAGCAGCCATAGACGCGAGGTCGGCCCGGGCAACCATGCAGCGCTTGGGCAGGATCGCGAGCCGGATGCTCATGGATAGGGAAAATATCTTGCGCACCGGCACCGTCTTTCCGGAAGAGGAGGAGGTAACTGTCCTCGAACCAGAGGTCAAGGACCAGGGCGAGCCGGAGAGGTTTGCAACGGAAGCGGACGTTCTCGCGGGGGTCGAGGAGGGGGAGATTATACGGGACAATCAAGCAGGCAAGCTATTCATCAAAGAGGGCAACAGCCTTAGAGAACTGACGCCAGAAGAGTTTAAAGCGTTCCAGGCGGAGACTAAGTAAATGCCTGCCGACCCGAGGTTCTTTCCCGCAGAAGACCCGCCAGTTGCCGATGCCCCGGCGGTGCCCGTTCTGCCGCGCTTTGAGAGGATCATGCCTCGTGAGTTGGAGATGCCGCGGTTCACCGTTCTTCGTTCAGCTGAGCGAATACGTGCGATGCAAGCCGCAGCGCTTTCGATCGAGCAGCAGCGCCGGCAGATGCAAATCACCAGTACCGAGGCGCAGCTCGGGGCGCCATTGGCCCGCACGCCGGAGGGCGATATTGCCGATGTGCAGGACTTGTTCCTGCGCGTTGACGTTGCCCGCAGTCGCGAGATACCGGCCAAGGTCGCCAAAATCCAGGCGGCGTATCCAGAGCTTGACGTTCGCATCATCGACGATCCCCTGGGAGGCCAGCTGATCGCGGTCGAGCAGGCGGGAACCGGGGAATACCTACTGCTTGATTCAACGGACTTTTTCGACGTGGCCGATGCCGCAGACGCCGTTGGGATATTGGGAAGCGCAGAGACCTTGATGAGCATCGTCGCGGCCGTAAGAACTCGCGGCGCGTCATTGCTTCCTCGTCTTGGCGGACAGGCGGCAGGTGGCGCAACGGGTCGCGCGATTGACATCGGGATCGAGAAGGCACGCGGGTTCGACGAGAGGACTGTCGAAGAAATCGCGACCGATGTGACAATATCCGGAGCGCTCGCAAGCATCGGCGAGTTGATGTTCGCGCCATTTCGGCGTGTAGCTCGCGCAACCACTCGCGGCGGCTTTGTCGAATTAACACCTGAAGAGATCGCCGTCCAACGGACGGCGTTGGAAATGACCGAGGGCGGCCTGACGGTCGGCCAGGTCAGTCCTGTCGTGGGGCGCATGGAGCAGCAGGCGGCGCAAACCTCAAAGCGCGTACAGCAACGCCATCTACAGCAGGTGCGCGACGCCCTCGCTGATTTCCAGCAAACCTTGAAAGCGATTGGGAACTTTGACGGTCTCAATGACCAGGCGCTTGCTCAAGCAAACCGACGGATCGAGACGGCAATTCTGCGCATGGCAAACGTCGGTCCTGTTGATCCTCATGCGGGCGGCAAGGCGCTGCTTCAAGGCCGAAGGGAATATGTCACAGCGGTAAAGGAGCATTTGAAAAGAAAGTACGATAGAGCCATCGCTGCATCCGCAGGCGCAACCCTGGATATTGCTGAGGCGGTGGAGATTGCGGCGAGCGCCAAAAGTGGCGTTCGTATGAAGGTGAAGGTAACGCCCGCAACACCTAAAATCCCTGCCGGGTTTGCTATAGTCCGCGCCAAAGTCCAGAAGCCCGGCAAGCCGCCATCCATACGTATCACCATTGATCCGGCAGGCAAGCTCGCCCAATTAATTGACAGGTTGATTAAACTCGATCCAAGCGTAAGCATGTTTGAGGATGTGACTGCATTCGAGCAGGTGAAGGCACTTCGCACGCAATTCTTTGACCTCAAGAACGCAGCTATGCCGGGGCAGGAAAATATCGAAAATCGGATTGCCAGGCAGATATGGCAAGCATTGAAAGAAGCGATGGATAGTCCGGCCGGAGGCAGCGAGCAATTTGTCGCGTTGCACGCCGCGGCATCGGCGGCGAATGTGCGGAAAGAATTGATCCTGGACATGGTGGACTTGCGCCGGATCGCGCAGACATCCGCTTTGAGTGCCGACGACCTCATGCGCCAAATCGCACGTCCGTATAATGGCGCGTCCCTGCGGCTTCTGTCCCGAATAATGCCACGTAAACAATTCGAAGCCTTCCGCCAAGCGTACATGGCTGACCTGACGGCAACCCCGGAAAACATGATTGCGCGACTCGATGAATTCCGGGCCGACCCGCGAGCACTGCGCGTGCTGTTGTCACCAAACGAGGAAGCGGCGCTCAGGGAAGCAGGAAGGCAATGGCAACGATGGCAAGGCGCTCCCTTCAAGCGAGCCCTGGAGGAGATCAGCAGCGCGCAACGGCGAGCGGTTGAGATTGTCAAGACGGCGGATGTGGATGAGCTAACGTCGTTCATCGCTGCCGCAGGAGGGAAGAACTCGGCCCAGGGGCAGGCTCTGCGCGCCGGAACGATCCAGAGCATACTCGACCGGGCGACGACCCTTCGCAAGGGCGTCGAGATACTGGATATCGAGGTTGCGATTCGACTGATCACCGACCTTAATGCGAGCGGTAAGCTCGCGACGATATTCAACGCCGCGGAAGTCCGATTTTTGCTGGACCGCCGGGCAGTGCTCTCGTTTTTCAAGACGACAGCCGACCCAGGGGCGTCGTTGCGGGCGCAGGAGCTTGTTTCGCAGACGACTGAAATTCTCACAGCGCCAGTTAAGGCAGGGGGCCTTGCGAGCTTTCTGTCGGGTCTGACCGGCTTGCTCCGGAACGCCTTTATTGGTCGCATGCTTCTCAATCCGACGGTTCGAAGTTTCATGGTCGGCGGGGGCCGGCAGCAACTGGACTTCACGACCTTACGAGCACTTGCCGCCATCATGGCCGAGTCCACACAAGACATTGAAGGCGTGTCGCTTGAGAAGCGACCCCTCCCCGCAGCGGTGCCATGAACGGCGAAAGGAGACCTGACCAATGACCATCTCTGCGACCACCGGCCCGTGGCCCTACAACGGCGACGGCGCGACCACACAATTCACTTATGACAACAAGATTTTCAGCAATACCGACCTCAAGGTGTATGTGGACGGGACGCTCCAGACGATCAGCACCCATTACACCGTCAGCGGGGTCGGCGAGGAGCTCGGCGGATTGGTTACCTTCGTCACCGCGCCGCCTTCGGGCACGAGCAACGTCTTGATCGTTCGCGATGTACCTGACACGCAGGCAACCGAGTTCCCTGTCGCGGGTCCGTTCCCATCTCGATCGGTCGAGGATGCGCTCGACAAGGCGACGATCTTGTCTCAGCAGCTCGTCACCGAGCAGGCGCGCAAGCTCGGCCTTGCCGCGAGCGACCCCGACGCCTCGATCGGCGCGCTGCCGGATGCGTCGAGCCGGGCGAGCAAGGCTTTGCAGTTCGATAGTGCCGGCGTTCCGGTCGCAATTGTTCCGACCGACGCAAGCGGCACAAATGTGACCGCGACCGGCTCCACGACGGCGCGCAGTTTGGCGGAGCGGTTTGCGGCGGTCTTCAACGTTAAGGATTACGGCGCTAAAGCTCAAAGTGGTATAGACGATGCTACTGCGATTAAGGCCGCGCTCTCTGCCGCGGACGGTACAGGCGATATAGTCTATTTTCCCTTTGGGATGTATCGGTGCTCAGAAAGCCTGGACCTCCCCGAGAACATACATCTTCTTGGCGACGGTTCACCGAGGTTCGCTTCATATCCACAGTCTGCTGGCAACAAGGCATTGATGCGTCCAGGATACAAAGACCAGATAAGTGGCTCGTCGATATTGTTCACTGCCGTCGATAAGACCTACACGACGAACCGCAGCGATCGCTATGCTTCAATGACATATGCGATGTCGCACCAATTTGGTTCGCATTTGACGATCACGGGTTTGGGCATCATCCAAGACATGGACGTGCTTGACTCTGGCGGCAGTTTAACGACCTCCGCCAATGACAATTTGGTGAGCATTGATGCCGGGTTGATTTTGCAAGGGACTCTCACGAGGCTCGAAGATGTAATGATCTTCGGCTATTTTGGTGATGCCGGCCTCGTCGTTCACAATCAGGATGGCGCGCCTACTATCAATCCTGATTACATTACGCTAACAGATTGCCTAATAACCGGGGGGACGGCCATCATCGGGCACGATACGGCTGCGGGGGCCGCAAGCGAAGGATTGACTGGTTTCAAGGGTATCGGGACCGGCTTCTACGGGTCCGACCATCATACCCGCGCCGACGGTGACTACACCATCCCCGTGCTGTATATGGACGGGTTCGTGGCTGGGTCGGAAGCCGGCATCCGAGGCCACACATTTGTCGGCTGCCAGTTTCGCGGCGGGGCGAACGATGCGATGGTGTTCGACCATAGTAACGACGTTTCGATCATGGGTGGTGTTACTGAATTTCCCATCAAGGCTGGAATTGGAGGCGCGGATGCAGCCGGCGGGTTTGTAGGAACGGCGAACACAAAGAAAATTGTCATCGTCGGACTGGCAGCAAATGCCGATCTGAAAATGGCTTCGTTCATAGCAGCGATCACCGGCCCCTACCAGATTATCGGCAGCGGATTATCCGACAACGCGATCTTCGGGACCAACGGTAGAGGTGTTCGGATAATTGGGGCGACTGCGAACAGCACCATCCAATTTACGGACGATTTCACTAGCCTTACCTCGGGCTGGCTCCTCTTTCGTAATGATGCCGCTGCGGATACCCTGACCTTCCGTTATGATAACGCAACAGTGTTTAGTATAAACACGAATGGTGCGTTGGCAAGCGCCTTTGGATTTAGGGTCGAGTCAAAAACAATAGCCAGCGATGAGATTACAATCACCTTCGGTGGGTATTTTGCCATCGACACAGAGAGTGGAGGGGGAACAGATGATCTCTCCACAATCAACGGCGGCTCGTATGATGGGCAAACCATTATTCTAAGGGCAGCGAGTAATTTGAGAACGGTTGTCTGCAAAGATGGCGGGGGCAATCTTCGGTTGGCAGGCAGTGACTTCTCATTAGATCATATGCAAGACCGTTTATCACTAATGTACGATGGAACAAACTGGTGCGAACTCAGTCGCTCCGACAATACGACATAGGAGAACCTGATGGCCGTGCTGGTCGTGGCCTTCGTCGCGGTGGCCGCAGTCCTGTTCGCGACCGCAGCGCAAGCCGGCGTGTGCATGCCGCTACGTAAAGGAGACCCATCGTGATGGGCGAGAGGATTGACATGGTTGACCAGAACCTTCGCGAGCTTGAGAAAGACCATGCTCATGTGCGAGGGGTTCTTGATGCGCACTTGCAGGAGAATGGGCGGCTT